GGGCGTCCGCTGGCTGGGGCGCTGGGGCGGCTGTGGCTGTTGGGGTTGGCTGCGGGGCTTGGTATTGGCCGGTCTTGCGGATGGTGGGCAAAACCTCCTCGCACACCCAATCTTGAAAGGCTTCCGCTTGGGGCAGCCTTGAGCGCATCACAAGCCGGAACACGTCAGATTCAGGGATGATGTTTATGCCGCGTGGGGAGTTGGTCAAAAGGTGCGTTTCGTACCCTTTTAATGTTTTCACATACTTACAGTGCCTTGCCAGCGCTTTCTGTGGCTGGTCGTAATCCAGCACCAGCGCCACATCCCGCGCCACGAACCAGGGCTTGCCCTCATGAATTACCGTGCGCACTGTCTGGCCTGTTGCGGGAAAAGTGAACAAGGCCACGTTTGAAGCAGCAGTGGTGTCTTTGGTTTCACTCATGATTATTCTAACTCCATGCGTTTATTCATTTTGCTGCGAAGAGCATGCAGCCAAACAGCCCTAAAAACAGAACCGCCCCCAAAAGGAGGCAGTTTGAAAATGCAGTGATTATGTCTTTCATAATTTTAAGCGGCCTCCACCCTTCCACTACAGCGGTACTGCCATGTGGTTTTAGTCGAGGTGGTGCAAAAGCTATCGCAGCCTTTGCCAAGTGTTTGGGACATGAAGTAATCATATATAGCCTTGCAGACTCTTTTGCCGTCTAGGTAATAGGCACAAGGCTTACTTTCCGTTTTCCGCACAACGTACATAAATTCCATATGGTGCTCCTTTGGAAAAACAAAAAGCCGCCCCGGATTTAACCAGAGCGGCTTTTTAATTTCGTTTGTTTATCTTTTGCTAGTTGTGTGAACTCTTTCCTTGGCGTTCTTTCTTGGCGACATACAGCCCAAGGCAGGTAACGGCAATAATCAAAAGTGTTGTTAAAACATAAGCTGCCATTCAATTACCCCCTTTTCTTTGTGAGCCATAAGCAACCCAGAAGGGCAAGGACGCCCACGGCTACGGCTGCGGTTTTACCCTGAAACAACCCTACGGCCAAAGCCGCAACGCTCAATTTTTCAAGCCAATCAGCAAGACGCTTTAGCATGGCCTTTGTGCCTCATATGTAAGCCCTATGCGGGCTGTTGTCAAAATCGGCTAGTAGCCAAGCCATGCCCTTACGGCTGCCAAGGTTGGTTCTATTTCTTCAAATTCTTCGCAGGTAACAACTTTGCCATTTTCTCTTTTTGTGTAGACGTTCAAGGCAAGAAGTTTTCCTGTTCTGTAGAAGGCGATAAATCCGTGCTCCGCTATGTATGCAAGCAGGTAGCGAATATTTGCAGGTGTCATATGCTCTCTCCTGTGTGTATTTCGTTAGGTTTCGTTAGCTCTCTATTGGCCCGCCCTGTGTCCGTTCCTTTCGGTGTCAGCGGTGGGGCGGTGGTCTTTGCCGTGCGCCCTATGAGAAAGAACTTTAGTCTTTTATCTGACTAAATTGAGTAAAATAAAAGGGAACCAGCTTTGGGCTTGCTCCCCCTTGCAAGGCTCCCTTTTAGTCTTTCACAAGACTAAAGTCAACTTCTTTTTGTCTTTTATCTGACTAATTATTTATTTCCTACTAACACCACGATTCCCTTGACCTTTTGGTGTTGCCCTTTCTTGCTCTGCCACCCATGATTCAGGGATTAACCATGTCTTGCCAACCTTGTAGGATGGTATTTGCCCCGCTGTGCAAAGGCGGGCCAGATACGATGTTGTAGCATAACCCAGCCTTTCAGCGGCTTCTGCTGTTGTATAGTATCCGGGTAGGGCAGTTTTGTGTTCCATGGTTCTCTTTAATTTAAAAGCCCATCAACTAGGCGTTTATGTAATTCTAAACGTGCTTTGGCTTCTGGATTTTGCATCTCTACATCTGATAGCGGATATTCAGAAAGCATATCCCAAAGTCTTTGTGATATCCCTGGAGGCGCTGAGAGCTTCTTAGGGCTTGGAATTATGAGGAGCAAAAAGCAAGCTAAGGCTAGTATTAGTTGCCTCATGTGATTACTTCTACCTCCTGTCATTGAACCAGCGATTAGGGACAAACCACACGCCTGCCACTTTGTAAGCTTTTATCTCCCCTGCTTCGCATAGCTCCACAACAGCATGCTGATTGCTAAACCCCAGCTTATCCGCTGTTTCCTTCATTGTGTGGTAACCGGGTAAAGCTGTCTCACTCCCTCTATTCCACCTCATACTATCCAATGAACCACTATTATTTAGCATGGCGTAAAACATAATTAAAACTAATATTACTTTGTACCTTGAGTCTGTAGAAGGAACTACACATGTTCTAAGGAAGTCTCCCACCACGCAGGATGTTAATAGGAGACCTAAAACATTATCTTTGAGGATGCCCAGCGGATAGAGCTGATCTATTACATATAAAGAAAAGAGCACAATATAAGGCAGATACTTCTTTATGTCGTCCATGCCTCACCCTCAAATAGATAAATCAAAATTCGTAACACGATTTAAAAAAATCGTAACACATTGTAACACTCCTTAACAACTTCGTGTCACCCAATCCAGCCCCCAGCCTACCCTTTCACCTTCCCATTAGATTAATTATCCAATGCAGACTGTGGAACCACGCCGCGTTGCTGGCATTGGTTGCGTTTCGGCCTGCATTAGGAAGGGAAAAGACGGCCAAAAGGCTGCCAGTGATAGCAGTATGGGCGGCGCTAGAGTGTTGGCTAGAGGGTATGGGGGGAAAGACAACGGACGCAGAGCGCTGTAGGCTTTCACATTTTTCACCCAAAACAACCAGACCATCCTTAGCCACCCTATAGCCATCCTTTCGCTACCCTATCATCTTACCATTCCATTCCCTTATCGGTCAACGCTGGTTGCCTGCTGTAGGGCTGGCTTATGAATAGCTTTAGAGAGCAAGAGAGGAGCTGTAGATAGCTATAGTTGTCTTTAGGTTTTTAAGATCAGAGTTTTTAAATTAATTATAAATAAAGAAAATATAGGAAATTTAGCTTAAATATGGATAAATTTTAGCTATAGTTTGTTAGGGGAAATTTAGGGTAACTTTAAGGAGCTAGTCTCTCTTCCGATAGGTGCAACCTAATTCCAACTATCTAAAATAATTACTTTTTCTTGCTGGATTTATCCAGTTTTTCAAACCAATAACACACTGAATTAATTAACTTTTTATAACGACCCTATCCCATCCATCCTCCCCACCACAAAGATCGGGAGGTCTCCCCAGCCTTCCGGCTTCCAGAGGAGACCCCCACCCTTTCATAATCATCCATCAATCAATTCAACAACTCAGTAAATCTTCCTCAACCCTCCCCGGCCTCTCCCAGGATAATCCGCTCTAGCCATCGTTCCTCCAAGGCTCAACGACTTGAAGCTGAACAGCATATCTGCGGCCCCTTTGGTCAGGCTCAGGTTTGGCTGCTGCAACGCCACACGGTTCTTGGCAATGCTCAGTTTTCCTTCATTCTCCCAAGCCTTCAGCTCTTCCTTAAGCAGGGCGTCTTTCCGCTGGTCAATCCTGCGGTCAACGTCCTGTCCCATCTGCTCTACCCAATAACCCACGGCCATGCTGAGGCAGTCCAGCCGGTCATCATGGGACAGTGCCCCACGATCTCTGGTGATTCTGCTCATCTGGTACATGAGCTGGTACTTCAGGGCTTTCTCAGGTGCCATACCCTTGGTACTTTCGTAGTCCCAGATCACCACATTCCTATCCACAACCAGCTTATGCTGACTCATGACAGGCTCAAGGGTGTCGATGATACGGGCTTCCTTCTGCTTGCTGTGCTTGACCTCTTCGATCATGCAGGGGTGTTCCCTGGTGAAGAAAGGAGAGATGAGCTTTGTGAACATACCATCACCAAAGTTGCCTTCGATGATGACATGATTCACTCCTTGTACCTTGGCAAGCTTAACGATGTCCTGAAGTGTCTCATCACTGTAACCATCACGGTAAGCTCTCATGGCTGTCAGGTAAAGAAAGCCATTGAGCATCTTGATGACGCACACTGCGGTTTCGTCAGAGCCGCGCCCGGATGGGTCAATCGCCATCACAGAGCCGGTGTATGGAATCCACGCACCAGACAGAAACGCGGCAGAATGATACCTGTCTCCGTTCAAACCAACGCAGGGTATATCATTGACCACGTTGCCGATTCCAGAGGCCCAGATAGGCTTCTCCGGGGCATCTGAGACGCCACAGCCCATCACGATCAGGTCACTGAGCTTCAGGGGGTAGCGGTCAGCGTCAGAGAGGCGCGTGTCGAGCATGAACTGAAGCTGGAACCCAGAGCGTCCGTAGGACAGCTCACGCTCCAGCAGGTCATCATCAGTAAATCTTCTGGGGTCAGTGGATGTCCCTACCAGTTCCGGGCGTCCACGCAGGCGCTCAAGGATGTAGGGAGCCAGCCGACCCTTCCCATAGTTGGCAAGCTGGTCATCAGCAGGGTAGCGGGCGGGCCAGATACGCACGGCA